AACAAAAAAGTAGAACAGCAAATGTTGGCTGATATTGATTGTCCGACAAAAGATGAATTAAAAGCTCTAAATGATGGTGTAGTAAGACTTAGAGGTTGGGGAGCAATTCAGCATATGTTTAAAAATATGGAAGATGCAGAGAAATTCCAAGATGATCTAGGTAAATTCGTTGCTGAGGCAATTAATGAAAAATTAGAAAGATTAAAATGAAATATGACAGATGAACTAATAAGTTACGAGACAGCAAAGTTAGCTAAGGAGAAAAGGTTTGATGTTAAGACCCCAAAAGCTTACTATGATCATGGGGGTACTCAAGTAATATTATGGGTTGATTCAGAACCACTTAATAGTGAGTTAGCACCAGCCCCAACACAATCGCTACTACAGAGGTGGTTGAGGGATGCGCACAATATTGATTTATGGGCACAACCATTTGTATTTAACCTATCCTTACCAGATGAATCTTATTCTTACTTTATATACAAAGATGGTGTATTAGCAACAGACTCAGTAGGTTTTATTGACTTTGAAGAAGCACTAGAAGCTGGTTTACTTGAAGCACTTAAAGTAATTAAGAATGAATAAAAATTTTAGAATAGCAGGAACTAGGAATTTTAGTTTTGGTAAAATAGCTTACAGTAAAGGATTATTAAAAAGTTTGTTAAAAGGGCAAGCTTCTTATATAACTGGTAAAGAACAATATGCAATACAAGATGCTATTGAAATATTAGAGAATATTCAAAAGCATAAAAAAGAACAATGGATTGACATAAAAGAAAAATTAGGGTTTAAAAACAAAAAATAAGAATGAGTAAAGTATTCAATTCAATAAAAGTATCTAAAGAAGTAGAAAAAGTATTAGATATATTCTTCAAAAAGAATGAGATTCAATTTAAAGGATTATCATCTTGGAAAGAGTTTGATTATAGAAGTATACTCGCTATGTGTACAGGTTCTGGTAAATCCAGATGTGGTGTATTAGCAGCTAAAAGAATTGTAGAAGAAAACCCCAAGGCTAAAATACTAATCATTGTACCAACTGAAACTCTTAGAGATGAAGGATGGTATGATGAATTTAAGAAATGGGAAAATCTTGGTATTTACAATAAGAATATAATAAGAAGTTGTTATGTATCTGCTAATAAAATTAAAGATAAAGAGTTTGATTTAGTAATAATGGATGAACTATATGTCCATTTAAAACCTCTTTAATTGACTGGAATACCCTTAGAGCTTTATACACTCCCTACAACAGTAATGATTGTAGTATAGTAAAAGAGATAAAGATTGGGCAATCAGCAGCCAAGATTCCTATTATTAAATTAAGGAATAAGGTTCAACGACTATCCGCAAGGAGTACATTTCTATAAAAATATAGATTTGGAAAAGGGAGGAATATGTTTTATATTTGTGACACTATGTCACAAAAGAAAATTTACAAAATTTATAAATTAATTGATCCATTAACTAATGAAGTTAGATATATAGGAATTACCACAAGATCTTTAAAACAAAGATTATCTCAACATTGTTGGGACTCTAAAAATGGTAAAATAACTCATAAGAAAAATTGGATTAATAAATTATCAATTTCAAATCATAAACCAATTATACAATTAATTGAAAATTGTTTTGAAAATGAATGGGAAGAAAAAGAAAAATATTGGATTAAAAATTATAGTAATTTAACAAATACTAGCAAAGGAGGTCAAGGAGTAATTTTTAAAAATAAAAATACAATAAAATCTATAACTGAACAAAAAAGTAAAGCTATTATTCAATTAGATTTAAATTGTAATTTTATAAAAGAATGGAATTCTATTAAAGAAGCAGCTTTGTATTTAAAAGTAGGTCATTCTAGTGTTGATAATGTATTATCAAAAAGATCAAAAAGCACACAAGGATTTCATTTTGTATATGCTAAAGATTATACAGAAAATTACTTTATTAAATTACATAATAATAAACCAACAGTTACAAAAAAGTTCGAAATAAAAGTATTATTTAATGATAATACTGTAATTAAATTTCAAACAATAAAAGAATGTGCTAAATATTTTAAAGTATCTACTAGTTTAATTAGTATGATACTTAAAAATGAACGTACTATTTCTAATTCTTTTTCTAATGTAAAAAACATATTAAGATATAGTCTGGACTCTATAGAAATATAGAGATTAACAAAACGGAATGTCATAGAATCACTCCAGCAAATTCTGAATTCTTTAATCAAAATAAAGTACATAAAATACTTGGATTGACTGCAACACCACCAGAAGATGAAGAAAAAAAAGAACTTCTAAAGTTACTTAAACTTAAGATATCTTTTAATTATCCATTAGCTCAAGGAGTTAAAGATGGTGTTGTAGCTCCTTTTGAAATTAATGTAGTAGAGCTTAGGTTATCAGAAAAACAGGATTTCTTAGTCTCACCAAAAACAACAAAATCATATAAGACTTCTGAAACAGCAAGATATAATTCTCTCACAAAGATTATTAATGCTATGCAGTTCAGTGGTAAAGACGTACCAGTGTTCATGTATCTTAACAGAATGAGATTTCTATATGATTTACCTACAAAGACTACTACTGCACAATATATTATCAAAAAGTATTTTAAACCTAAAGAAAGGTTTTTAATATTCAGTGGTAGTATTGCTCAGGCTGAAATTCTTTGTAAGTACAGATATCATTCAAAAACAGATGATGTTGATCTAAAGAAACTTAAGGCTGGTAAAATAGATAGATTAAGTTGTGTTAAAGCATTGAATGAAGGGGAAAACATACCTAATCTTGATAGTGCATTAATAGTACAATTAAATGCTAAGTCTTTGGACTTGATTCAAAGAATTGGTAGAATAGTAAGATACAGAGATGGACATATTGCTAAAATATGGATATTATCTGTAGTAGATACTCAGGATGAAAAGTGGGTAAAAAAAGCATTGGAAGGATTTGATCCTTCTGTAATTAAGTATCATCACATTAAAAATTTATAAAATTATGAGAGAATTAGGAATTATTGGAAGTTTATTTACTGTAGCAATAGTAGTATTTCTTGTTATAGGAGAAATATTATGCGTAGTAAAAGCAATCAAATGTAATTGGGAACCAATTGGTAAAGCTGAAATAATTTATACAGGAGCTGCTTTAACAGGGTTTGGTGGTATTGTAGGTTGGTTAAATATTGAGGATAAATGAGTTTATCTGTAGAAGAAGTACTCGAAAATGCTAATTATAATATTCAAAATGCAAAAATATCTTTTCAAATAGAAATGGGCAAAGAGCAGTTAAAAAATTATAAAATAGCTAAGGATCTAGGAGCATCAGATGATGATGATTGGGATGATTGGGAAGAAAAAGTACAGAATTTTAAAGATGGAAAATAATTCATATATTTACACTTTAACGTAAATATTATGAAACAAAACAACAATGAAAATGAAATATTAGTAGAATGTCCTAAATGCCTTGGATTAGGTGTAGTATTTGAACCTAATATAGAGAATGATGAGCAATGCAAATTATGTAATGGTAAAGGAAAAACAGAACAGCTTATGGCTGATTCTTTTGATCCTTTAAACAATTTAATAGATAATAAAAATGAGTCAGACGAAATGCTTGGTTATTGATATAGTCAATATACCAAAAAATATTTCTATAGATCAGTTATACATTCTATACAAAAAAGACAACGGAGAGGATCTCAATAATGTGGATCCTCTTTTACTTGAACTACTACAGATAGATAAATATATTAAAATTACAGATTATATTGTTTTTGACTTTGAATTAAGAGCTAAAGGACATGAGATACTGGAAAAGAATATTATTTATTTACATGACTTTACTGAAATAAACAAAAATGAAGTCAGAGAAAAAGTAGGTATAGAATCATGGATTGATGAATATAGAAAAATATTTAAGAGTACAGGAGCTTCTGGAAAAATAGCTGATAAAAAATCTACTATTAAAAAAATGGAATGGTTTTTTAAAGAGTATCCAGAACATACGGATAAAGATAAAATACTCAGAGCTACTCAAAAGTACATTGATCAGGAAGCACACAATCAATTTAAGTATCTTCAGAGATGTGATTACTTTATAAGTAAAGAAGATACCAGTAAAATAAAGATGTCTCGTCTAGCTTCATTCTGTGAAGAAATAGAGGACAATTACGAGATAGATAGTAATTATAGATCTTTTAATAAAATGTTATGAGAAATTTAAATGTGGGTATTTACATTGGACGTAATGAATATTGTCTTAAAGGGGAAGATAAACCATTCTATTTAATTTACTTTGATATATCATGGTATAAAAATGATGTATTTTATAGAAAAATAATAGGAATATGAGTAAACTATTTAAAAGTACTCTTTTACATATTAAAGAGAATAAAAAGAATCTTCAACAAGATTTAAAACCCAATTGTATACCATTCATCTGGTTTCCTAAACTAAGAACAGTAATACCTGGAATTATTAAAGGAACTAATTGGATAGTGACAGCGAGCACAGGTGTTGGAAAAACACAATTCACGAAATATAATTTTGTATATCAACCTATTAAATGGATTAAAGAAAACCCTGAATCTGGATTAAGCTATAAAATCTTATATTTTGCTTTGGAAGAAAGTAAACAAGAGTTTATGTTAAATATGATTTCTAACAGAATGTTTGATCTTCATGGTATAAGTCTGGATATTCTAGAATTACAATCGATGTTTGAAAAAGCTCTTGACGATGATATCATGAAGAAGATAGAAGACTGTGAAGCTTATTTTGATGATTTGGAAGACTATGTAGAAATAATAGATTCAATATCAAATCCTACAGGAATATATAAGTATGTAAGAAACTATTCATTATCCTGTGGTACACATTATTTCTATAACTTTTTAACTGATAAAACAAAGGATCATTGTATTGCTGCTAATACAATTGAAGAGTATGGTATGATCACTAAAGATAAAGTAAAGTACAAGAATTTTGCTTATTCTCATTATGTACCTGACAATCCAGATGAATATGTTGGAGTAATTGTAGATCACTTTTCTTTAATAGAAGAAGAAGCTGGTGCTGAAACATTACACAAAGCAATGAGTAGAATGAGTGCAAGTTATGGTAGAAAAATTATAACTAAACACTATAATTATTTTTTCATTAATGTTCAACAACAGTCAGCGGATAAACTTAAAATAGTTTGTTGTTGTATATTAATTAAATATTTACTATTTTTGAAAAAATATAATAAATATGAAAAGATATACAAAAGAACAAATTAAAATAATTTATGAAGAATTAAAAAATATAGATGGTAGGACATCTAAACAAATAGGAGAAAAAATAAATATTCCTGATTTTACAATAAGAAGATATGCTAGGAATAAAAATATTAATTTTGGACATTTTACACCATTTAAAAGTAAAGATTCAGTAATAATATCTGATATTCTTAATGAATTTATAACTGGTAGTCTTTTAGGAGATGGTTATATAACTAAGTATTTGTTTAATAAACAAACTTCTAAAAATAAAAATTCTATGTTATCAATAAAACATAGTATAAAACAAAAAGAATATGTATTATATAAGTATAGTATCTTAACTAATGAAATAAAGTGCAAATTAACAGAATGTGAATTTTATGATGATAGAATTAAATTTAAGAATATATATAAATATATATTACTTAATACTATTCAAAATAAATCATTTAATGAAATTAGGAATATATGGTATGAAGAAAAAAAGATTATACCTAAAAATATTAAAATAACACCGTTAGTATTAGCAATTTGGTTTCAGGATGATGGATATAAATCTCAAAAAGGAGGTTATTATTTATGTACTGATAATTTTTCTATAAATGATGTTGAATTATTACAAAAAATATTATTTGATAATTTTAAAATAGAAAGTAATATTCATATAAGAAATAAAAAACATAACAGAATTTATATAAAAACCAAATGTATAAATACATTTAACAAAATAGTCCTACCATATATGTGTAAAAGTATGATTTATAAATTACACTGTCCGCTATAAATCGGATAAATTGCTGGAAACTCTTGAGAAAGACAATCAGCAGCCAATCATTAATCTAAAAGGTTAGTGCAGGTTCAGAGACTAGGGATTGAAACTTATATTAGAATATAATATCCCCACGAACATCCGACACTTAATAAAATAAGTGATGATATAGTCCGAACATCAGATATACTCTAATAATGAAACTGATGAAATAGAAGATAAAGAGCTTCTATAATTAACAAAAAAGGGTGAAAAAGCAGAATTTACCAAAATGGGGGAAAAGATTGAAGAAAAATTCAAACCTACTTTAGCTGGTCTTGCAGATAATAAATTAACAGGTAGAGATGCTCACGTTGTGCTTGGTTTATTTGCTCCTATAAGACATAATATAAAGACTTATGGAGGACATGATATAACACAACTGGAAGATAAATACAGGCTTCTGATAGTGCTTAAAAATAGAATTGGCTCAGGTTATATAGAGGACGCTCTTTACTTTAATGGTAAGACAAATAGATTTAAGGAATTACCAAGACCAGAAGAAATGAATAAAGAAATATATAGACAAATAATAGAATCATGATTTTAAAGTTTAAGAAATTAACAGATGCAGCTGTACTTCCTGCACATGCAAAATCTGGAGATGCTGGAATGGATATTACAGCTACTTACAGAGGACAAACAGGTAATATATTTACTTACTTTACAGGATTGGCTGTAGAAATACCAAATGGATACGTAGGACTCTTGTTTCCAAGAAGCTCTATTTATAGAGTAGATCTAAGTTTAGTCAATTGTGTAGGAGTAATTGACTCTGGATATAGAGGAGAAATTATGTTTAAATTCAAAATAGGAGATAAAGTTCCTAAATATTATGTAGCAGGAAATAGAGTAGGTCAGCTTGTAGTAATTCCTTATCAGGAAATGCTGACGGAGTGGGCTGATGAATTATCTGATACTGAAAGAGGTAGTGGTGGATTTGGATCAACTGGAAAATAAATTAATATGAAATACTATAGATTAATAGGTAGTAAAAGAGATTGGCCTTCTTTTGAAGAAAATAAGATTTACGAAGAAACACATAATCCTTCTCCTTGTCTTAATGTAGCAGTAACTACACACGTTCGTTGGAGTCCTGAACATTGGAGAGAAGTAACAGAACAAGAATATCTGGATCAAAACTTTGTATTACCTGAAAAATGGGGTGTTAAAGTAACTAAAGAAAATATTGATGTTTTACATAAATGGAAACAAGTTAAAAAATTTGATGCTCGTCCTATAATAAATAACTATGTAGATAATAAAGGGTCTTCTAGTCTCTTTCTTTATAGCGATGAAACTGAAATTACATTTGAACAATTTAAAAAATATGTTTTAAAAGAAGAAACAATGGATAAGAAAATAATTGGTTACAAGTTAATATCTCCAGAATATGAAAAAGTAGCATTAAAAGCATTGGTTTTAACATCAGCTCATGATCCTTTTATTATAGCAGGTATGTTGTCTTATTATGTACCAAAATTACAAGATCTTGGAATTATGTCTTGGTTTGAACCTGTCTATAAGGAAGAAAAAACTCAAGAACAGATTAAAGATGAGATTAAGACTTTTTTATGTGAAAAGTATAATATTAAGAAAAGAGATGTTTGTTACTGTAAGTGGAATGAAGATAAATTTAAAAAACTTACCATTAAGTCATTGACTTTAGTAAATAGAGATGAAAGTTGCACAGGTAATTTTTCACAATTAAGTCATAATTATTTTACAAACAATCCAACAGAAAACTGGCAATTGTTAATAAAAGGAGTAGATGAAAATAACCTTTTGAATACTGTATCTGTAGATGAACTTATTACTAAAGAAGAATATGATAAAGATGTTACTCCTAAAATCAACATTGAAAATTATGATGCTAAATTTAATAAAGATGGAGTAACTTTTGGATGCCAAACATATTCTAAAGAATTTGTAGATACTTTATATAATTTACTAAAAAATAACAGTTTTATTATATATGATCATTATGGTCATCCTTTAAATGGAAGAATTTATAGAATATATGACTATTTAAATAAGTAAAAAAATATGGAATTACCAAAGAAAAGAATACCAGCAAGTACAGTTTCTCCAAGAAGATTACTTCTGTATAGTTTACCAAAGACAGGTAAAACTACTGCTATAGCTAAGCTTGATGATTGTTTAATCATAGATTTAGAACATGGAACAGCCTTCGTGGATTCCATGCATGTCAAAGCTAACAACAGTGTAGAATTAAGAGAAATTGTAGATGCTTTAGAAGCTGAAAAGAAAAAGACTGGTAAAGTACCTTACAAGTACATTGCTATTGATACAGCTACCAAACTGGAAGAATTTGCTGATGAAATAGCTCCTAATTTATTTAAACAAACCTCTCTGGGCAGTAAATTTAAAGGAGATATTGTTGAACTCAAAATGTTACCTCAAGGATTGGGGTATAAGTTTGTAAGAGATGCATATGCATTGCTTATTAACAGTATTGCACCTTTATGTGAAAGATTAATCTTGATTGGACATACAAAAGATAAATATGTACAAAAAGAAGATAAAGAAGCTACTTCAATAGAAGTGGATTTAACTGGTAAACTATCCAAACTGGTAACTCAAAATGTAGATGCTATTGGATATATTTATAGAAAAAAGAATCAATTATTTGTTAGCTTTAAAACTGATGGACAAATTGTATCAGGAAATAGAAGCCCTCATCTTGATGGAAAAGACATTCTTCTTGCAGAATCCAATAAGGAAACTGGAGAAGTAACAGCATTCTGGGAGGACATTTATATTGACTAATTTAAGTAATAACGAGTAAAAATATTTTAAATTGTCGCAATTATAGGGTATATTTGTGACAGAAAAACAATTAATAATTAACAAAAAGAAGAAGAATATGGCAGATTTATTTGATTTTAAAGAAGTAGAAGTAAATGTAGGTGGTGGTAGTAATCAAAAGTTTATCTACCCAGGTATTAAAAATCATATTATCATTGGTAATGTGACTCAAGGAGCTTCCCAAAGTGGTACTCCATTCATTGAGATTGAAATGTATACCAAAGAAGGTGGAAAAGACAGTAGCAAAAAATTCCAATTCTATACAAGTGAAAAAGCAATGAAAATGTCTTTAGAAAAGATTAAACATATTGCTACCAAAGTAGTAACTGAAGAAGAACTTAATGCTGCTAAGGATATTGATGCATTAAAAGAATTACTTAGAGGTAAATCTCTTCGTATAAAATTTAGTGGTCAGGAATATGTGAATAAAAATGGAGAAGTAAAAGAAAATGCTTTAATTGGTCTTGCTCCTTTTGCAGAAGCTATTGAAGAAGGTGCAGAGCATCCTGTAGTAGCTGATGAAGATACTAAACTAAAGTATGACAAAGAAAATCAGTATGACTTTAAAAAACTTGAAGTAGAAGTAGAAGCAACAGGATCTCCAGCAGTTCAAGAAGGAGCTGGTAAAACTGGTTGGTAATAAAAAGACTGATTAAATATTAAACAGAGGGAGGAGAAATCTTCCCTCTTTTTTATTGCCTTAATAGTATAAACAATAAAATAAATGTTAAACTTAGATTTTGAAAAAGTAGCTACAAATCCTTTAACTACAGAAAATGTATTCAAAAAAGTAAGTCCTTATGATATATTTTATCATTACTATGGTGATTTTACTATAGGCAGACTAACAAATTCTCCTTTTAGAGTAGATGAAACTCCTTCTTTTGGTATATATGTAAGTAAACAAAATGGACAGCTTTTATATAATGATTACAGATTGGGAGGAGGTAGCTCTATCAGTTTTGTAAAGTATAAATATGGTTGTTCTTATTACCAAGCTCTTAAAATTATAAACAGAGATTTTAATTTAAATCTTATTATGAATGAAAAAGCTATGGGTAGAGTAGAAATAGATCATATTAAAGCAAAACCAATAATAACTAATTACAAACCTGAACCTAAACCACATTATAGTATAAAAATAAAAAATAGAAATTGGCTTGATAGAGATAGACAATATTGGTTTGATAAATATGAAATACAACTTAATACTCTTTATAAGTATAATGTATATCCTTTAACAAGATTTTGGATAGGTGAACAAAAGTTTTATACAGAACCATTATGTTATGGTTATTTTTTTGATAAAGGTATATTTAAAATATATCAACCCTTAAAGACCAATAGTACAGGTAAATGGTATTCTAATATAAACACTCAAACTGTTTGGCAGGGATATAATCAACTTCCTCAAAAAGGAGAGATATTATTTATTACTTCTTCTCTTAAAGATATCATGGTATTGGATGAACTAGGTTATAATGCTATAGCTCCTCATACAGAAAAACAACATTTTACAAAGGAAATGTATGATGAGCTTAAAAATAGATTTACCAGAATAATAGTATATTATGATAACGATGAAGCTGGAGTAACTCATTCCACAAAGATTACAAAAGAGTTTTCAGTAGAGTATATTAACAATCCCAAAGATTGCCCTAAAGATCCATCAGATGTAGTTGATGCTTATGATTTGAGTGAACTGAATAATTTAATTAAAAACTTATTAAAAAAGAAATAATGGAAGAAGAAATAAAAGAACAAGAAAAATATAGACTACCAAAAGAGTTTACAGAGAAATGGTTAACAGCTCTAAGAAGTGGAGATTATGAACAAAATCATAATGCTTTATGTACATTAAATAATTATGAAGATCCTATGACAGAACATAATAAATATAGTTATTGTTGTTTGGGAGTCGCTTGTGTTATAGCTTATGACCAAGAGTTTCTGGAAACTATTAATTTTATGAATGCNGGTTATCCAGTTATTAATTTAGAATCACTATCTAGTTTAAATACTGATCAAAAATTAGATAAAATTCCAATGGAGTTACAGAGTAGTCTGAGTTTACCTAAGAAATTAGCTATTCTAAATGATGATGATGGTTTTACATTTGAAGAAATTGCAGATTGGATTGAACAAAATGTAGAATTATATTAACATGAAATTTGAGTTATTAAAAGATAAATTAGGAGATTGGTATGACCCTCTGAGACTAAGAATAACTGATGAAATTTATGATAAGATATATACAGCAGCATTGTCTTATCAGAAGAATACATGCTATCCAGAACCTAAAGATATATTCAGAGCTTTTAAGGTAACTAAATTTTCTGATGTTAAAGTAGTAATACTTGGACAAGATCCTTACCATGATGGTAATGCAACAGGATTAGCTTTTGAGTGTAAAAATTATGTAAGTCCATCAATGGATAGTATACACGAAGCATATCAGGCATATGATCCATCTCATTTTAATGTAAATTTATTAAGTGGAAAATTATCTCCATGGGCAGAACAGGGAGTATTACTTCTAAACACAGCTCTTACCGTAGAAAGAGGTAAGCCTAATTCACATAAAGAATATTGGGATGAATTTACTATAGAAGTAATCAAAGCTATTAATAGAAAGTTAGACCCTGTTGTATTCATATTGTGGGGTAAAGAAGCATATTCATATCTTGAATATATAGTCAGTCCTCCACATTATGCATTAGCATCAGAACATCCAGTTGCAGCAAAGTATCAAAACAGACCTTGGAAGCATAATGATTGTTTTGAAGTATGTAATCAAATATTAGTAGAAAAAAATAAAACAGATATAGAATGGTAGAAAATAAAATAGAATCTATATATGCTGTAGAAGCATATATTCCCATGATGAAAATATAGTATCATGGACTATATTTAAATTACAAAGTATAGGAGTAAGAACGACCAAAAAGTTTGGTTGGATTAGTATAAATGGAAAAATTCAAGAAGGATTAGCTACTAGTACTGATAGTTGGGGTCGAGATACAGAAATAGAAGCTTTACTTAATTTCGTTCAATTTATGAATATGGAGTTTATTAAAATAACTACTGATGGATTTGATGCTGCTATTACTTTAAAAAATCAAATGGTAGAAGATTTAAAAAATGAATTAAGTAAAGAATGAGTGATATTAAAAAAATTAAAAAAGTAAGATCTCCTACTTATTCACGTACAAAAGGACATGATTTTGAAAGATATTTAGCTAAAATATTTAGAGCTTTGGGTCACTCTTACTGTAAGACATCAAGACAAGCTTCAAAACTTCTTGATGACAGTAAGGTAGACTTAGCTTTTATACCTTTTAATGTTCAGGCTAAATCAGTGGTAGCTAACATAAACTACCAAACAATTTTTAATGATATGGAGACAGCTCTTATAGCTAATTATCCCCCAACAGATCCTCAAAGAAATCACCCTAAAATGATTTTTCATAAAAAAGGGAGGAAGAAGTATGACAGTGTAGTTGTTATGGAAGAAGGAGAATTTATTGAGTTACTTAAACAAGTAAAAAATGAATAAAGAAGAACAAATCCAAGCTAAAATATTAGAAATTAATACTTTAGTAGATTTAAATCTTTCATATAGAGAAGCCATGTTTATTAAACATACACTTAAAGAAAAAAGATATAATGTAACAAGAGCATATCTTGAAAGTTGTGTTATGAGTATACAAAATAAACTGTTGGCTTCTATTATAGAATCAGAATACAAATCTGAACATGGAGATAGATATAGAGTAGTAAAAACTATAGACAATATGATAACATATATTTGTCAAGAAATTAATTAATACATGAAATTAGAAATAAAAAATCAAGTAGATTATAACTCAAAAGAATACGATTTAGAGTCACAAGAAGCTAGAATTGATCCAGAACAATTAGCTAAAATGTGGGAGATGTTTGCTAATCCCTATAAAAACAACATTGGTAGTATAGTAAGAGAACTTACAAGTAATTGTTTTGATTCTCATATAGAAGCTAAAGTTAATGATGCAGTTGTTATTACTTTGGCAAAAGATGATAGTGGAGTTTATATTAAATTTAGTGACGTAGGAGTAGGATTATCCCCTGAAAGAATATCTAAAATATATTTAAGTTATCTTAACAGTACTAAATCAGATAGTAATGATTATATAGGTGCTTTTGGAATCGGATCCAAGTCTCCTTTATCTTACGTAGATTTGTTTTTTATAGATACTATTTACGAAGGAATCAAGTACTCATATATCATGAGAAAAGGCATTACGAAACCAGCTATTGACAAAATAATGGAAATGCCTGTAGATCAGAGAAATGGTACTGATATTAAATTATACATACATGAAGGAGTACAAAACAATGATAACTATTATTTAGGAGACATTGGTAATTTTTGTAAAGAAATTAAAGAACAACTTACATTTTTTGATAATGTTTATGTAAACATTGACAGCACATTAGGATTTATTAAACCTAAAATAGAAGCTGTTTTAATTGAAATTAATAATTTTACTATATATGAGGGTAAACACTTTGTTTACAGAACAGATAACTCAAATAATCTAAATGCTTGTGTAGGTAAAGTAAACTATCCAATTGATTATAAGTTGGTATATCCTGGATTGAATAAACAAATTCCTCTTAATATTGCACTTAAATTTGATATAGGAGAACTTATGGTTACTTATAGCAGAGAAGAATTAAGATACAATGATGATGTAATCAAAAAAATCAGAGAGAAAACAAAACTTGCAATTACAGAATTATTTGATAAATTCAATGTACAGCTACAGTCTAAAGGATATGATGACTTTGATAAATATTGGGTAGATAAAGTAAATTTTCATACTTTTTCTGTAGTTCTTGATAAAGATAAGAATATCAATATCAATCTAGAAAATTTTATTAATGGTTTTTTAGATTTACCTTCTAATGTTGACAGTACTTATAAGAGTAACACAGATGATATAAGGAATAATACTGGAAAATTTAATGAATCTATTATTAATTGTAATTTAAATTCTATTTTATCCAAACATATAGATTTAATAGATCTTAAGATTAATAATATTTATCTTAAGAAACTGGAAGGTACTACATTAGAAAATACTCCTAACTATGTTCTGAGTCAAGTATATACTTGTACTAAAGAAAAAAAAAGACAGAATATTAATTTTACTAAAGCAAGATATAGACAAATAAATTTTTTGGGGGCTGCTATAAAAGATAAAAAAAATAAGCTTATTATTATAGATGATACTGTTGGAGATAAAAAACCAGTTATTAGTAAAAAGTTTCTAACATATATTCAGGAAGAACTTGGTTGTAAAGGAGAAATTCATATAATAGATGATTATAATAAATCTTTAGCTATTTATAAAACATTTCTCAATCATGATGTAAAAATCTATAAAGATAAATCTAAGTGGAGAAAGTATATAAAAGTATTTCAAGAATTATTTGAGAAATATGTTACTGATAACAGTCTTTATTTAAGTGATTTATTGAGTAAAGCTACTAATGAATGGTATGATAAGTATAAGAAAGATAATGGCCTTGTAAATAAATCTGTTAAAAGAGATGATACTCAAATTACTATTAGAAGAATACTAGATTTATATTCTAAACCTAATTATCCAGTAACAGATTATAGTATAAACAGGTTTGCTGGCGTAGATTATAGAAATGAATCATGTAATTATACCATAGATGAAATTAAGATCAAATTAAATGGTAAAAAAGGATTGTTCTTTACAAAAGAAGATTCAAAAAAATATAATGCATTACTTTTCTTAACAAAAAATTTATTAACACTGGGAGTAGAAAAAGTACCTTTTATGAGTATGATATCAAGATTAAATATGAAAAAATTAGAAGATGCAAAACTAACAATAGATTATAAAGATTATTTGGTAGCTAACAAAGATCTTTATATAAAGGTATATACAGCTGTTAATTACTTTAATGAACTGGATTTATCTAAATTGGTAAATCAAAGACAATCTATGAATAATATTGACTATAGTAAAAAACTATTGATATATTATTTAATGGGTAATAAAGAGTTATTGAATGAAATTAAAAAGCTGGATAAAAAGTTACTGAATATTAAAACTTATCTGGAAATAATTACAGATACAGACAGAACTCTATTTAAAGATAACTTTAAAGTGATATTGGATCATTCATTAAGTTTAGCAAATGAAGTATTAGATCTTGACAAAGAAGCTAAACTTAATGTAAAAAGTATTGAAGATGCTTATCTGGACTATAATACTGTTATAGAAAACAATTTATCTTATCTACAGTTAATATCTAAAGTAGGTACTTATGGTAATGGTAATGTTAATATTAGTGAAAAAGATAAGTCTTTTATTTTATTTCATGATTTTAAACTGGTGGATGAACTTAGTATTATTAAAAAAGGGTCTTTATTTGATACGAAGTTAACAAAAGATACTACTAAACAAGAAATAGTACAGTTTGTAAAAGATTTATTTGTGGATCAAGAATACAATTATATTAATGATAATGTAAGTTTTTTAAGTAGTACATTTATGTCTACAGATATTTATAATAGTTATAGTTATGGTGGAACAGGCTCACTAGGTAGTTTAAAACTTTACATTACTTCATATGTTGAATATTTAAAATTAAAATAAAAATTAAAAAAATTATGAAAATAGCAAGAGTAGGACTTACTGTAGTATGTTATATTGGTGGTCAAATGAAGACCAAAACATATAACAGTGGAGAAGAAGTAGTTGATGCATATGAAAAAATGATCAACTCAAATAGTGGAGAAGAAGTACTTGCTTTATTGTCCCCAAATAAAAGTCAGGTAGAACTTGATTTTGATTTGGTACAAAAAGTAAAACAGGTAGAACTTACCAAAACAAAGGTATTGGCTAAAACAGTTCTTACCAAAACATATAAAAATGAATTAGTATTTGAACAAAAAGAAAATTCTATTTATATGAAAGGAATTAACTTATCAATTCCTAAATTTTTGGCAGAAGCTATTGTAGCTACGAGTGATGAAACAGAACTAAATGCATTGATTAACTTTTGGAAAATGTGTTCTATGAACCCAGATCCAAGAGCAAGACAGGATTTGTTTGGGTTTCTTGAAGGAGGTAAATTTACACTTACTCCTCATGGTTACTTTGTAGCATATAGAAATGTTAATATTCATTCTAAAGGTAAGTCATCTGATTTACATTCTTTTGTATCATCCAATTGGGTGAAAGTAAAAGGATGGAAGAAGTCTCCTAAAAAGTATGGAGTAGGTAAACTTGTTGATGGTGCTTATATATTATTGAATAAAAATAAAGAATTAGTCAAAGGTAGTTTTATGTATGTAGGTAATTTAAACACACTTTATAAAAAAGGACTTGAATCTACTTTTGAAAAAGATACCACAACTTATACCGATAAAAGAACAAGTACTTTTAGAATCAAAGTAGGTAGATTGGTACAAATGGAAAGAAAGTCATGTGACAGTGATCCAAATCAGGATTGTTCTTATGGGTTAAAAGTGTAGCCCTGTTATATAGAAATATATAATGAAAATGAAGCAAAATCGGTGAAATTATTTTGTTTATTGCTAATCATTACATAACTTGCACAAAAGGTGTAAATTATGGAAATAAAAGAAAAAATTAAAAACTTGTATCAAAAAGAACATATTGAAAATGAACTTTCATATAAACAAATTCAAAATAAATATAATTGAATTAGGTTTTTCTATAAATAAAACGTCAGAAAATTCCAATATATTTACAAATATCCCAAATGAATATAAATTAGACTTTATAAAAGGTTA